TTAGACAATGTAAGAGAACCATCAAGAGTTGTTTTAAGGAACGGAGAAACATTCCCAACTGCTCTACGAGTAGCAAATGCCATCAAGATTGTGTATGTCTCAGGATATACCTCTCCTTATGCTATTCCAGAGCCAATAAGGTTGGGGATGTTGCAACACATAGCACACTTGTATGAACACAGGGGCGATATGTATTCGGCTCAGGCTTACCCACCATCAATGCAAAAACTTTATGCCCCATATGTAGTTATGAAGGGTTTGTATTCTAATACTCTCCTATCGGTAGGTTAAGATGAGCATTGGCATGATGCGACATCAAGTCAAGTTACAATCGCCCTCCCATACGACAGATACAGGGGGCGGAGCTGCAAAAACCTTTACAACCCTTGCTTTGCTTTGGGCGAATATAAAGCCCGTCAGCAACAAAGAGGGGGTCAGACAGGGTAAAGTTCAAGAATCACAAACCCATCACATCACGATCCGTTTTCGCAGTGATATAGGCACAAATTACCGCATACAGTACGGAACAAGAAACTTCAACATAAGAGGTATCAGAAACATAGACGAAAGAGATAGATATTTAATGTTAATCTGCGAAGAAGGGGTAGCAAATTGACAGGTAAATTTAAGAATCTCAAAGCTATTCAAAACAGAAACAAACAAAGGATAAGAGATTATCAAAAAGGTGACGCAAAAGTTGCTGTCCATAAATCTGCAATGGTTGTCAGAAATACAGTTGTTGATGGGATAGCAAGAGGTGTAAAGACTGGTAGAGATAGAGGTGATGGTTCTATTGCATCTGCAGCAGGAGAATATCCTGCAACTGATACTGGTTTTCTTGTAAGTAATGTATCAACAAAAGTTACGACAGAAGGGGAAACAGTCATTGGTCAGATTATTTCTGCTGCTCCTTATTCAAAACATTTAGAGTTCGGTACTAGAAACATGGCAGCAAGACCATTCATGCAACCATCATTAGATAGGAACGCAAAGAAAATAAAAGAGATATTTGTGAGAGAGGGCATAATAGACAAATGAGTATTGGACAATTTGCCTTACAAACCACTCTTTATTCTACCTTGAATAATGACAGCAACCTTACAACTACACTTGGTGCAGGTGTCTATGATGAGGTGGTTGAAACAGCGTCCTATCCATTTGTGCAGATAGGAGAAGAAACAGCAATTGATTACGGAACAAAAGATGTAGATGGTGGTGAGTTCACTATTAATATTCATGTTTGGTCCCAGTATGCAGGGGCAAAGGAAACCAAAAATATTATGGACAGAATTCACACTTTACTGCATGATAGTAGTTTAAGTGTCACAGGATTTAATCTTGTTAATTTTAGGTTTGAATTTAGTGATATAATTAGGGACCCAGATGGGATTACCAGACATGGTGTCATGCGATTCCGTGCAATAATTTTAGGAACTTCATAATAGGAGATAAATTATGGCAGCACAGAAAGGTTCAGCAGTTCTCATCAAAGCTACAGTAAGCGGTAGTAAAGTCACTATTGGTGGTTTGCGATCATCTTCAATTACTTTGAATGATGAAATGGTTGATATTACTAATAAGGATTCTTCAAACAAAAGAACTCTTTTGGCTCAAGGTGGAATACAATCCATGACAATAACTGGGTCTGGTGTTTTCACAGACAGCACATCTGAGCAACAACTAAGAACATCAGTTGGGGAATCTGTATTTAACACTTACGATTTTATCATTCCTGATCTGGGAACTTATACAGGAAGTTTTCAAGTAACTTCTCTTGAGTTTGCAGGTGAGTACAATGGTGAAGCTACTTACTCTGTCACGCTAGAATCTAGTGGGGCAATCACATTCTCAGCAGCATAAGATGTTTAAGACTGTAGAGATTAAAAAGGGCAAGGACACTATACAGGCAAGTCTTGATGAAGGTGTCCTTTCTGCCCCTAATAAATTAGGTAAAGATATTTCTGAAATTGAGGTTGATGGAAAAACTTTCAAAGTTTTAGATTCAACTATTGATGAAAGAGATGATCTTATTTATTTAACTTTAGATATTCCAAAAGGAATCAAGGAGAAAGCTAATGAGCAATCTAAACAAGGGTCAGATTAAGGTCTTTTTAGATCAAAAAGAATATACAGCAAGACTCACTTTAGATTCAATTGTTGCAATTGAACAATCAACAGGCATGGGAATAATTAAGCTATGTACAGAGATGGCTAATTCCAATGTTTCTCTATCAAGCATTTTAACTGTTTTGCATAAAGGCTTGAGAGGTGGTGGTAATGATGTTTCAGAGAAAGATGTCAAAGCCATCGTAGAAGATATCGGTATTATTGAAAGCACAAGAGCAGTAGCACAAATGCTTACCGATACTTTAACCAGAACAAACTCAGACGAGGACGACACAAAAAAAAACGAGGATTAGTCGCTGATGAGTTGCCAATCACAAGGTACTTTCAAATACTCGTTGGCATGGCAGGAATCCAACCCAGTGAATTCTGGAATCTTTCCCCACATGAAACTTATGAAGCCATTGATGGCTTTATGGAATTCAATGCAAGTTCAAAAGAAGAGCCATTGGATATAGATGAATTACAAGACTTAATGGAGTTATACCCTGACTAATGGCTACAACAGTTGACCAATTAATAGTAGAGATAAGAGCAGAGACCAAAGAACTGCGTAAAGGTCTGCAAGAAACTAACAGAAGATTAGGTGAAACAGGCAAACAGGCAAAAGCAGCACTAGTCCCTCTGGGTGGTTTTACAAAACTTTTAGCAGCAGTTGGTGGTGTTTCACTTTTTAGGGGCATTACTAATACATCAAGACAGTTTGAAGATTTAGAGGCTACACTAAGAGCAGTAACAGGGAGTGCAGAAAATGCTCGGTTAGCTTTCAAAACAGTAGAAGAGTTTACTGCAACTACCCCTTTTCAGTTAGCCAATGTCACTGAGGCTTTTATAAGATTCTTTCAGGCAGGGATAGAACCAAACAATGAAAACTTAACTGCCTTCGGTAATTTAGCAGCAGGTATGGGTAAGGATATTACTCAACTTGCACAAGCTACTTTTAACGCAACCACTGGTGAAATGGAAATGTTGAAACAGTTTGGTATCAAAGCCAAATTGATGGGAGATGAAATTGAAGTTACCTTTGAAGGTCAAACACAAACCATTGAAAGAACAGGTGATGCTATTGGTCAGTTTCTTCTTGATTTAGGAGCAACAAGATTTCCAACTGCATTACAGGAAAGACTTGATACTCTTTCAGGCTCTGTTTCTAACTTACAAGATAAAATATCAATCTTTGCGAATCAAATAGGTCAAGCAGGGCTAAATGAAGCCCTGACTAATCTTTCAAAAGGTTTGCAAGATTCAGTAGATGCAAGTATCGGTTTGGCAGATATTTTAGGGGCAGTGCTTGGCGGTTTAGTGAATTTGATTTCTGGAATTATGAATATCATCAATGTAAGTTTTGATGGAGCTGTCGGATTGTTTAATAAAATAAAAAAAGAGTTCAAAGAGTTAGAAATATTCTTTGATCAAAAAGCAGAAAAAGGTGGGTTCTTCGGAAAGGTTTTAGGTGGACTTGGTTTTGGTGGTAAAACAGAAGAACAAATCATGCAAGACCTTCAAACCTTGGCAGATTTAGAAAAAGCAATTTTAGACGCAAGAGCTGGATTGGATAAATTTTTTACCCCAAACAATGCAGGAACAGGTGAGGCAGGTGATACAAATACGGGAACAGGAAGCATAACACCACCTAGTGCAGAGAAAGCAAAAACTGAGGTTAATGAATTAGCGACTGCATTTGAAGAACTGGACACAGTCATAGCAGAAGCAGGACAAACCCTCGCAAGAGATTTTGCTGACGCTATCCTTGATGGCAAAAACGCAATGCAATCTCTAGCAGATTTTTCAAAAGCAATTGTTTCAGAAATAATTGCTACATTTTTGAATCTTGCTGTGATCCAACCTATCATCAGTAGTATTTTCAGTGGTGGTACTGGTGTTGGGGGCGGTCCATTAGGAGCATCTTCAAGACCTTTTGACTTTGCTGATGATCAAACTTTAGTAAGGACTCCGCTTACCCTTAATGCTGATATGGGCAGTATGAGAACGAATTCTGCGGGGATGGCTCCTATTGTAGTAAATCAATCTGTGAATTTTGCTACAGGTATAGTCCCAACAGTCAAAGCAGAAGTAACAAAAATGTTGCCACAAATTGCAGATGTTTCTAAAGCTGCTGTTTTAGAAGCCAATATAAGAGGTGGTACATTTAGACGAGGTATGAGATGAGCAAAGAAATTACTATGCCAACTACTCCAAACTTTATATCAAGTTCATTTACCTTGAATAGAGCTGTAGGACAAACAATAAGTCCTTTTACTGGTCAACAAAAAACTCAAGAGTTTGATAATGTTTTTTGGAGTGCAAATGTAACCTTACCCCCAATGAATAGATCAACTGCTGTTAATTGGCAGTCTTTCTTATCAAGGTTGAAAGGCAGTACCAATGTTTTTAAATTTGCAGACCCTGATGCTTTAACTAATACAGGCACTTATGATGCAGATGATTTGAAAGCTAATGTGAATACATCAAACACAAATGTTGCTTTAACATTTTCTGGTAGCACTATTACTGCAGGAGCATCTACTTTTGCAAATGCAATTGTTGGAGATTACATAGTAGTTACAGGAGCAAACAATGAGGCAAACAACGGAACACATAAAATAACTACTGTAACAAGTAACACAGTTGTGGTCGTAGATTCTATTCTCACAAGTGAAACTGGAACATCTGGTTGTAAAGTCCAACAAAATATAAAAGGTGCACAAGGCTTATCACTGATAGCTTCAAGCAATTCTGCTGCAGGGACAATAGCTGTAGGAGACTATTTAGGTGTTTTAGGTGGTACTGCAACAGATAGTCAACCAGTTCAACTTGTATTAGTTACGGAGGCTGCTACACAAACAGCAGTTGGTGGTGGCGCAAATAAATTTGCAGTAGGCATTGAACCAAAATTAAGGTCAACTCTTACTACAAATAATCTGGTCAAGTTTGCATCACCAAAAGGAATCTTCAGATTAATTGAAAATGAAATAAGTTGGTCGGCAGATAGAAACTCTATATACAGAATTTCTTTTAGCTGTCAGGAGTCAATCTAAATGGCTACAAGACAAGGTCTTGATTCTTCTATTGTAAATGCTTTATCAGAAAGTAATGTCTATCCTTTCATTGCAGTGAAAGCATTTTTTGATTCTGGTAATGTTTTGGTTTGGTCAGGTACAGATGACATCTCTATATCCAGTGAGACTTACACTGGAGCAGGCTCATTATTATCTGTAAGCGGTTTTGAAGAAAGTCAGCAACTCAAAACAAATGGTGTAACTGTAACAATATCAGGAATGGACGAAACAGTTTTAGGGTATGCCCTTTCTGAAAATTATCAGAATAGAAAACTTATTGTTTACTTAGGTTTTTTAGATGGTGGTACAAATGAAGTCAAAGGAGTTATGAATGCCTTCACAGGAAGAATGACTACCATGAATATAAATGATGACCCCACTGGGTCAACAATAGTTGTCAATGCAGAGAATAGACTTATAGATTTAAGAAAAGCATCTATGCTGCGTTATAACAAAGAATCACAAAAATTTGTTTCAGGGGCAACAGATACAGCTTTTAACAGAGTACAAAAGCTACAAGATCAAGAGATTCTTTGGGGAAGATCAAGTTCTACTAGTGGTCGTGTACCAGTCGGCGGCGGTGGCGGTGGTGGCTCACAAGAAGGTGGTGGTGGTGGCACTGTAATGAGATGATAAAGAAACTACCACAGTGGGAAATGCTGTTATTTAATTTCCTTAAAAAAAAAGATGATCATGTTTTTAAGTGGGGAAAATGGGATTGTTGCATATTAGTCATTGACTCAATAGAGGCTATGACAGGAAAAAAAATTTTAGAAAAGAGTTGGTCAAATAAAAAAGAAGCTCTCATGTTCATAAAAGACAACGGAAAAACCTTAAATAAAGTAGCCAGTAAATATTTGAAAAAAGCAGGTCTTTCAACTATTGATAAAGCATTTATCACTGCAGGGGATATTGTTCTTTTAGAGGATAGTGAAAATAATTTTGAAGAGTTAATGGGAATATGTACAGGCAATCTTATTGTTTGTATCACGGATTATGGCTACACCTACAGGGATAATCATGTTGCAAAAAAGGTTTGGAGAATAGATGGCTAGAGCAGTTAAAGCAGCTGTTATTGCTGCAGTCATAGCAGGTATTGTTGTTGGTACAGGTGGTACTGCAATGCTTCCTGCAGGATTTGCTTTCTTCGGTGTTGGTGGTGTTGGTGGTGCCGTGTTGGCTGCATTTACCACGACCTTTGTAACTGCAGGTTTGAACGAAATGTTGGCAGAGGACTTGCCATCTGGACTTGGAAATAATTTAGGAACTAAAGTAAGTGTCAAAGATGCCAATGCTCCAAGACAACTCATTTATGGTGAGTGTAGAGTCGGTGGTGTTTACACTCAAATAGAGACTACTGGCGTGACCCAATCAAACTCTATTCTGCATTTATTTTGCGTTTTATCTGGACATCAAGTAGATAGTTTAATTAAAGTTTTCATAAACGATAAAACAATAGTTCTAGGAACTAATACATCAACATCAACGATAAATGGGGAAACTGTCCACACTGTTACTTCTACAGAATTTACAAACACTGATAACACTGAAAACTTTGGTTCAGGAGCATTGATAAGGTTTACTTTCCATGATGGCAGTCAAACTGCTGTTGATGGTTTTGCACAAGCACAGATAAATTCAACATCTGTTCCAAACAATCATAAATTTTTAGGTTGCTCTTATGTTTATATGCAAATGGCATATGATTCAGAAAAACTGCCTAACTTTCCAAATATCAGTTTTCAAGTGAGAGGTAAAAAACTTTTTGACCCAAGAACTTCTGAAACAGCTTTTACAGATAGTACAAATAAGGTCATAGGTAATAATCCTGCTTTAATTCTTAGAGATCTTTTGACAGATACAACCTATGGTGTTGGAGCAACATCAACAGAAATAAATGACACTACAAATGCAGGTGGTTTTGCAGCAGCTGCCAATACTTGTGAACAGACTGTAACTCTTGCGGATGGCAGTTCAACTGAGCAAAGATATACCTGCAATGGATTCACAAACTTTGCAGGAACTAGAGAGGATATAATCAATGGTATAACTTCTTCTATGGCAGGTAAAATGACTTACTCAAATGGTAAGTTCAATGTCTTTGCAGGAGCAAATCAAACAGCAAGTCTTACTATAACTGATGATGATTGTATTTCTCCTGTTTCTGTTACAACCAAAAATGCACAAGGACAACTCTACAATACTGTTAAAGTACTTTTTGCTGATTCAACACAAAAATTTATTGGTACAGATACACCTGTTTTACAGAATTCTACATTTTTGAATGCAGATACTCCAAGTGGTGAGTCAACCGCAAATTTCGTAAAAACAATGGAGTTACAACTACCATTCACCACAAGCGATACAATGGCTCAAAGGTTAGGAAAAATAGGACTACTACACCAAAGAGAAACCACGACAATAAGAGTAACAACCAATCTCAAATTTTTACAATTACAACCATCAGATTATGTGCAAGTCACTAATGAAAGATTATCTTTCAGTAACAAACTATTTGAAGTCCTTGCAGTTACAATGGTTGTTGAAGGTGAAGATAACCCTATTCTTGCCTGCCAACTTGACCTCAAGGAAATAAGCACAAGTGTTTATGATTTCGCTACCAATGAATATTCAACCATACAGGCAGAGGGAAGTGATTTAACATCAGGTACTTTGTCTGTGACAGCTCCAACAGCAAGTTCTATAAATCAAACAGCAACTATTGATGGCACAACTACTAAAGTAAATATAAAAGTTGTTTGGTCAAATGCCTCAAACGAAGCCATACAAGGAACAGAAGTTCAATACAAACTAAGTTCAGATTCTACCTACACATCTCAAATATCAGGCAAGGGTCAAACGATAGCAGTCATACCCAATGTAACTGTAGGTCAAACTTATAATGTCAGGGTAAGACATTTTACTTTTGACAATGTTTATTCAAGTGCAACAGACTTTAGTAACATTACTATTACGCAACCAACTGATGCTCCAAACAGTCCTACCAGTGCCTCTGTTACTACAGGCAATGCTTTTGGTATAAGAGTGCAATGGACTAATCCATCTAACAGCGATTTGAGAGCAGTCAAAATATATAGAAAAACAAACAGTACAACACCAACGGATGATACTAATTTAGTGCAAACAGTTTTTGGAGAACCAAGTGCTATCAGTAAAGCAGATTTTGGTATTCAAGATGGTTTATCTTTTGGTACAACATATTATTTTTGGGTAAGAGCAATCAATCATGGTGGTACGCATTCATCTGGTTTTGTGTCTGCAGGAAACGCAAATTTCACAAGAGTAGATACGACAGATATTGAAGATGATGCAATACAAGCAGCAAAAATAGATTCTTTAACAATAACGGAAAGCGAGATTGCTTTAGCAACCATATCTTTAGGTTCAAGAGGAAAAAGTGGAACAGGGGGGGCTACAGGCGGTACTATATCTCAAGATAACTCTATCACTGAGTTTAATTTTGATTTAACTAATTTTGATAATGACTCAAACCCTCGTCAATACAATGATGGCTCAACTACGCACACTATGGACACAGTGGCTAACATAACAATAAATTTTCCCATTCATTCAGGAGCGGCAACCAAAAAATACGCTATCTGGTGTGGTTACAATCCAGTAGGTTCATCTTCTAGTTCATCAGAGATCCGAGGTGTTCTTGCATTAGGGGACAGCTCAACTGATTTAGACAGCATAGTTGCTTTTAGGTCTTTCACAGCCACAGGGACAGCAGCTTTAGGAACAAGGGTTTTAGCTTTGTTAGAGGACATTCCTTCTAATAGCACAAGATATTTAAGGTTGTTTGGAGCAGCTAGGAGTCTAAGCAACAATGCAAGCGGACAAAAAGGTCTAGGTCCGTTTTATATAGAAATAGTAGGTTTATCTACATGAGTCATTTTTCTTACAAAACAGGTGGAGAGACTTATAGCAGTCACAATGATTTAAATGTCGTTGAATATGTAAGAGAAAGACGCAATGAATTATTAGCAGAATGTGATTGGACACAAGCTGCTGATTCTCCTCTGTCTGATACAAAAAAAACGGAGTGGGCAACATACAGGCAAGCCCTCAGAGATATGCCTGCAAGTTACACAAATTCAAGTACGATTAACGATATTGTTTATCCAACCAAGCCAACATAATGGACGATATAGTAAGACTAATTACAGAACTGGGTTTCCCTGTTGCTGCTGCTTTAGGTTTGGGAATATTTGTTTGGAAACTTATCAATAGAATTATAGATGGTATGGAGTCTAAAATAGATGTGGTTGATGATAAGGTGAACGAACAATTGAAAGCTATGGAAGATAGGTTGCAGTCAAAATTAGATGCCCAACATGGTATATTGGTATCGCTTATTGATAGAGTGAGAAGTGTAGATAATGAAATTATCAGACAAGATACATTGCTAAAAACAATGTTAGGTGTACCTAACTTAGTTCAACGTGAAAAGATTGCAAAGGCAGAAAGAGATGACCAAAGAAAAGATTAAAAAGCATGAAGAAATAGATATTGTAAAACATTGGATAGCTTTAGGAAGTTTCATGGGTTTTATGATACTAATTTTTTTTATTGGTTTAGTTCAAAATCTTCATGGAGATGAGATGATTTTTAAATTCAAATCGCCATCTTTTTCTGGTATCAACACATCACAACATTATCTGACCATAGAAAATCAAGAACACACTAGGAAGAAAACATTACTGGAAGAAATCAAAGCATTAGCAGAAGAATTAGAAAGAGAAGAAAATAACACGACACTATCTAGGTTCATTCGTAACCTAGAATCCAGAGTGTATGCACAATTATCAAGGCAACTAGTAGAAAATCTCTTCGGAGAAACTGCCTCAAAAGAGGGTTCTATAGAGTTAGAAGGTAACACCATAGAATATGAGTCAGACGATGAAACGATTACGCTTACTATTACAGATGAGGAAGGTCATGTTACTGTCATTACTTTTCCTATCAATAGTTTTACTTTCTAATTGCGGAGCATTACCCACCAACAAATTAGAAAACTTCAAGATATCAAGATATCCGCATTTAAATGATGTCATCAATTATGAATTGGCATATCAAACACCACCAAAAGAAAAACTTGTCGTTGCTGTTTACCCTACTGGTTTTTTAGATCAAACAGGACAGAGAAGATCTAACAGTACCTATGCGTCATTTTCTACTGCAGTTACACAAGCTCCACATAATCTTCTAATAAAAGCATTAAAGGACACAGCTAACGGTAAATTTTTTACAGTTGTTGAAAGAGTTGGATTAGATAACCTTACGAAAGAAAGACAAATCATAAGAAGTTCCAGACAAGATTTTAAAGACGAACAAAAACTTAAACCATTGTTGTTTGCAGGTATGTTGTTTGAAGGGGCAATTGTAGGCTATGAGTCAAATGTCAGATCAGGCGGTAACGGGGCTAGATTGCTCGGAATTGGGATAAGTAGGCAATATAGGCAAGATACAGTTACTTTGAGCTTACGGCTCGTTTCTGTGCTTTCTGGACGTATATTATTACAGGTGACAACTACAAAAACGATTTTGAGTCATGGGCAAACAGGTGATGTGTTTAGATTCGTCAAAAATGATACAGAATTAGTTGAAATTGAAGGTGGAAATGTGGAAAATGAATCTGTAACTATTGCATTGCAATCCGCCATAGAATTTGCGGTTCTCAAGATTATAGAGAAGGGAGCTAAAAAAAATCTTTGGAGTTTTAAACAGGATGATTAGAGCAATAGTTTTTCTTTTTTCTTTTTCTTTGTTTGCAGTTGATAACGAAGTTTCAATAGATCAATTAGGTGGCACATTAAACTTAGATATAGAGCAATTGGGTTCTGGTAACTTAATTGGTGGACAATCTGCGACGGCAGGTTCTATGACCCCTTTAGATTTAGATGGAAATACTATGACCATTGACATCAACCAAATAGGTGACAGCAACCTATTTAAAGGGGATATTACGTCAGATTCTTTTACAGGATTCTTTGAGTTTGATGGCGATAGCAATGTATTTGATATACAGGTTGATCCGACCAATACCTATGGAGCAGATACATCTAACTTAAATATTGATGTGACAGGTAACCTAAATGATATGTCATTAGACCAAGCAACAGTAGCAATGGCATCAACTTTAGACCTAGATTGGATAATACAGGGAGATAGCAATACCATTGATGTGGATATTGACGTTGATCTTGCCACTAACTACATGGATATAGATGGCGATTCCAATGCAATCAATTACAATGGTGACGGTTATCAAGGTGGATATTTCTATTTAGACCACACAGGCAACTCAAGAACTTTAAATGTTACACAAGCAAGTACATTGGACAACGATTGGCTCAGGGTTATTTCTAGCGGCGATAATGGTACTTTCTGTATCATCCAAAACGATCAAGGCACAGCCACAAGTTGCTGATATTGGTTCTGTAGAAGAAGTTTCTGGTTTTGCACAGATAGAAAGAGAAAAACCCTATGAGGTCATAACTGACTTTGGCATACAATCTTATGACAAAGCACAGACTGAATCAGGTCGTATGGGTATTCGTTTTGTTGACGATACCACTATCAAAATTACAGAGCATTCAGAGGTTATTATTGATGAGTTTGTCTTTGACCCAAACCCAGACAATTCTAAACTTGCCCTTAATTTTGTAAAAGGTACAGCAAGATTCACAACAGGTTTATTAGGTTCGGTTCCCAAAAAAAATATGGTTCTCAGGACGAATAGTGCGACTGTCGGAATCAGGGGTACAGATTTCACAGTCACAGTAGAGGCAGACACAGGAGAAAGTTTATTTATTCTTTTGCCAAACCCTGATGGAACATCATCAGGAGAAATAGTAGTCACAACAGCATTGGGAGAGGTAATTCTTAACAAGCCATATCAGGCAACGACAACAACAACATTTGAAAGCCCACCATCTGACCCTGTAATTTTAGATTTGTCATTAGACTTTATTGACAATATGTTGATTGTTTCCCCACCCAAAAGAAAAGAAAGTGAAGAGGAAGCTATTGACTCACGCCAAAGCGACATATTAGATTTTGATGAACTTGAATATGACGCATTAGCAGAAGATGAGCTTGAGGGAGAAGAACTAGAATTTACTGAGCTAGATTATGATGCTTTGAATGTAAATTTCCTTGAGGATTTGCTAGATATTATCAACGAATTAGATGCCATAGAAGAGGAAGATGAAATAAGACAAGTTGCTACAGCAATAGACATAAAAGGCACAGCAGTAGGGCAGGATAGCAGTACTCAAATTACTACTGTTGTTTCTGGTCAATCAATAAGCATGAAAAGAGAAGTAAGTTCAAATGCCAACATTACTATTGATGGCAACAATTCTTATACTGTTATTTTAGAACAAGATGGGGTAGCCAATCAGGTTAAGGTCAATGGTGGAAGTGCGTCTACGATTGTTATTAGACAAGGAAGCGGATAAAAACTAGAATAATGAACTATGAGCAAGATATTTCTTGGCATTATTGTAATTCTGGTCGCAATGACTGGTTTTCTTTATTTTCAAAATCAAAAACTTAGTTCATTGAATCAAGCCTTTGACCTCAGAGATCAAGAGCAAAGAGCTACAATTGAAACCTTGCAATCTGATTTCCAGATGCAAACACAAGGGCTTTTAAACTTACAAGCCAAAAACCAAGAAATAGAAGCTGAAATGAGTAGATATCTTGATATCTTTAAAAGACACAATCTCAGCAAACTTGCAGCAGCAAAACCTAATCTTATAGAAACCAGAGTAAACAATGGAACAAAAGAAGTATTTGAAAGCATTGAGCAAGACAGTAGGAATATTGATAGTCTTGATGATGGCTTACAGTTGCAGTCTAATCCCTAAACAAGTAGATGTAATATCAAAGCCAGTTGAAAGGCAGATTGCTCAACCTATCTTACCAAGAGAGTTGAAATTGAATGCTCCTTATTGGTATGTTGTTTCGGATAAAAACATGGATAGCTTTCTAGAAACTGTTGAGCGAGAAGAAGGCAGAGTTGTATTTGTTGCGATGTCTATACCAGATTACGAAGTTATGGCTTACAATATGCAGGAGCTGAAAAGATACATAAAAGAACTCAAAGAGGTCGTTGTGTACTATAGAATGGTAACAAGCAGTAATAAAAATGAGCAATAAACCATATTATTACAACTGTACTTTAGACAGAGTTATTGATGGCGACACCATTGATGTAAATATTGATTTAGGTTTTGATGTCATTTTATCAAAGCAAAGAGTTAGATTGGCAGGCATTGATACACCAGAAAGCAGGACAAGAAATTTAGCAGAAAAGGCTCTTGGTCTAAAAGCAAAAGATAGATTGATAGAATTATGCGGAGAAAAATTACAATTATTATCATTAGGGAGCGGTAAATATGGCAGGATTTTGGGAATCCCTCACACAGAAGAAGGAGAAGATATTTGCGAACTTCTCAAAAAAGAAGGGCACGCAGTTGAATACTGGGGCGGAACAAAAAAAGCAAAAGTGCAAGAAGATGGAACTTGGGGAGAATAATATGAAGATTTCTAAAGAGGGTATTGCTCTCATAAAAAAATTTGAAGGTTGCAAATTAGAAGCGTATCAAGATAGTGTCGGTGTTTGGACTATCGGCTATGGACATACAAAAGGTGTAGCTGAAGGTTTAAAGATTACACAAGAGGAAGCAGAAGCGATGCTTGAAACTGAGCTATTAGAGTATGAAGAATATGTAGAAACTTTGGTAAAAGTTGGTCTGTCACAATGTCAATTTGATGCTTTGGTTGCTTGGACTTATAACTTGGGTCCAACCAATCTAAAAAATTCTACGATGCTAACTGTCTTAAACCAAGCAAGGTACGAAGATGTTTCATCAGAAATGAAAAGATGGAATAAAGCAGGTGGAGAAGTTCTGCAAGGCTTAGTCCGAAGAAGAGAGGCAGAAGCTCTGTTATTTGAAGGCGAGGAGTGGTTTCATGTTTAGTGGCACTATCTAAGACACAGAATAGAAGATTAGGAGCATTACTTTCTGTAATGTTCGCAGAAGAACTGACTGAGGATGATTTGGTAGATGTTTTGAAAGATAATTTTGTTGAAGAAGATAAAGGTCATTTCAAGATTACTCAGAAAGGCTTAGATGAAAAAAATAGACTTTGTACTCTTGCGGGTCTAAACATCAAATACTCAAGCGAAGCAAAATAAAAAAAGAGCGGTATTTCTACCGCTCTTAAACTAGGAAAAAAATATGAAAAAATATTTTCGTGATAATTATATCACTAGATGAGGTCTTTTTCCTTCTAAAATTCTAACCTAGATTTTTGATATTTGACAGTAATTTGATTGTCTTTTTCAGTTACTATCTTTCCATTCATATAATAAGTATGAGAGCCTTTTTTATCCCAAAGCAACTGGTAAACCTCATTGCCTTGCTTTTCTTTTTTTAATAGCTCTCGCCTTGCTTGGACTAAGTGTCTATATTGAGTCATACTCCTAATCTCCCTTGTAATTCTTCATCCCTTCTAATTTGTATTTCTTCATGAAGTAAATCCATAATTAAAGAATGAATATTTTCTTTGCCCTCAAAATCCTTTAGCATCTCGTAAAGGTCTAGATAAGAATCAACAAACTTATCTAAAGTTACTTTATCAACGCTGTTATGAAGTTCCCTTGTGAATGCTAGTAAAGTTTCCATTACACCCCCTCTATTCTTCCGTTAGGGTATTTTAGAGCCATTGAGTAAAGTTTCCAATCTTCTTCTGACATAATTTCTGGCAAGTCCTTAACAGGTGTTTCGTAAGATATATCATACTTGGCATCTAACTTTTGTATTATTGATCTCCAGTATTTCATTTTTCTCCTCAATAAAAGAGAAGGCTTATGCAGCCTTCTCCATTTTAGTTTGTAGTTTGGTTAAGTAATCAACCGCCTTTTGTGCATCCGAAAACGCTTGAACCATTGCTTTCTCGCTATCCTCAATCGCTTCAATCCAGTTATTTAGATACTTAGCGTGATCTGGTCTAACTGTTTTTGAAACATTCAACAATCTGCAAAGAAAAGCCGAACCAAGCTCTGCTACTAATTCTTCTTGTGCATAACTTAGGTCTTTATCTTGTCTGTTGGTTCTATCTTCGTGCATAGTCCAGTGAGTTAGCTCATGCAATAAGACAGAGTAGTAATCTTCATCAGAAAAGAATTTCTCTTTAACAGGCATAGTTATTTCATCTAATATTTGATGATAGTAAGCTCTATCGCCTTCGTGTTTGATCTCTGCTTTAGTGGCAGCAATAAACCTTATTACTGCCTCTAAGTCTTTAGAACTGATAGTTTCTTTATGATCAACCTTAGTATTTTCACTTACATAAGCCTCTATCTGGTCAGCGTTAAAAACATTGTAGCTTCTTAGTAACCAAAACTTAGGCATTACACCTGTTTCTTCGTATCTAGCTTTTTCATCATCGGACAATCTGTCTAGAGTTTTTTCTCTCATCTCAGAAAAGATTATCGGAGTAGCGGAAGAACCTTTCTTGATGCGGTAGCCTTTAGACTGCCATTGTTTGAAAGTACCCCACTCATTTGAGTCAAAGCCTTGTACAGAAAGCCAAAAGTTATTGATGCCTCTGTAGTCTTTTTTGCTTAAGAAGTTAAGAGGAGTTGCAGTAGCAATCCAAGACTTAGTCCAGTCTGTACCCTCTTTCTTCATCAGCTCTAAGATTTTCTCTCTTATCCTTTTAAATACTTCGTCTTTCTTCATTTTATGCTCCTTAAAGGTAAAAGTGTTCGTTATGTGGATTGATATAGTAGATGTCGCTTCCTTCCCAGTTTAGTAAAACAGGGTCATCAGTTAGCGTGTCAACTGGCTTATCAAGGTTAGAATCAATTAAAGAAAACCACTTTTCCTCAATGCAATCAACAACCTCGTTAGCTTCGTCCTCATCAGCAACGAAACCAAGAACTATCTCAGTTTGAGTATTAGGGTTTTCTAGTATTAGTTTTAGATTTTTCATTTTATCTCCTTCAATTTATTAGATTAATTATATTCTTCCTTAGAGATAACTAAAGACAACAGAATTATGGACAATTTTTTAATAAATTTTCAACCTGTTTTAGAAGGTTTTCTTCTGTGCCATAAGCAGCTTCAAACCTAGCTTTGTATGGGTGTCTGCTTATAGGCTCCTCATAACCACCATAACGATGATGCGAAGGACATAAGGGCAAGACCATCATATGTGTGTGTTTTTTAGTTTTACCAAAAACATGGTGGATTTCTGCAGGTGTTCCTAAAAAGCCAAGATTACGACATACGATACAACCCAATTGCTGCACTTTGCCCATATGCTCTTTTTCTGCTTTGTTAGGATTTCTTCCTTTCATTTTTTAGAAAATCATTTTTCAAAAAATTAAGTAATTGCTCTGATCTAGCTTTTGAACTTGCGAGATCACATTTTAAATCGTCAGCGATGTATTCATCTTCGCCAGTGAATATATTATTTTTATCAGCAAAATCTAATGCTTCACAGATCAAATGCAATTCATAGTCCTTCAAACTATAAGTGCTTGATTTAAAATCTTCTTTTTTATATTTGTAATTAGCCATATTTTCTTTTTCTAAGAGCCATATCTTTTTTGCTCCTCTCTTGCATTAACCATTTTAGTTCGCCACTCCTCAAAACCTATTTTTACCGAGTCTAATTGAACTTTTAATCCTGATAACATACCCTTCACTTTAGCAAGATGTATTCTTGCCTCGTAAAGACTATCATCGTTTTCAGCATAAGTTTCTTGAGAGGCGACAGACCTACACCCTTCGGCAGTAGCTTGAAGCATAAGTCTAGCCTTTAACCGCTTTATGTCTGCCTCTGCTTTAAAAACTTGGAACTCAGAGTTTTCAATAGACTTTGCATATTTGCGGATTTTATCTATCCATAACTCGTTTTGCTCGTCCATTAAAACGCTGCCTTATCGCCTTCTTTATCAGGAATGATAAGGTTTCCTTCCTCGTCAATCTCAGTAAATCTAAGGCTAGTGTAATCAACTCCTTTAGAAGTTTGATTGGCATAACCACCGCACTTATACACTTTATCCTTCCAAGTTATTTTTCCCCCAATGTCAGGAGTAGTTGGAGTTCGCTTTGTTTCAGGCGGATTGTAATGAAGTAAACCTAATGAAGCCACGAGTTCATATTTCTCATTACCATTGTTATCTTCGTATTTAAGGATAGCTCCATATATCTCCTTATCGTTTAGTTTGAATTTGCCTTTTCTTGGAACAGTTACTTTAGTTTCATGGAAAAGACTCCCACTATTATTTTTCATTTCAAAATCACTCATTCATACCTCCGTTGGTGTTGAGTCTGTATAAATTGGCTTTAGTGCCTTCCTTTCTTTTGCTTTCAATAGGGTCATCTACGCTCATAGGTATTTTATATCTAGACCTGTATTGCGATTTACGAATATTCCTAATAGCAGCAGATATGCTTGGCTCTCCATAAAACTTATTTGTTTTCTCCTTGATAACAGATTGAAGTTCCCAAAAAGTCCACCAAGAGCCATCACGCATACATAGAAATACATAATCGGTAAGACTACTCGCTTTCATCTTCTTCTTGGTAAAGCTCTAAGAGTTTTCCATATGCTTCAATATCAGCTTTTTTAGTAGCCTTATCTTTAGCAGTGATTATGTCCTCTTTGTTTTTAAGAAAGAGTTCCTTGCTTTGATCAGCAGTAGGGTCGCCTATGTAAGTTCTACACACTTTTAAGAACTGTGTTTCATCTACACTATGCTCTAATACTGAACCTTTAGGGCTTCTAAAAGTATAGCCCTCATTTAAATTAGGAGCAGAAGGTTTAGTGTTGATGGCATTATCAACTTCAAAAGAAGAAGCATACTCGCCACCACCTAAACCGCATGACGCTAAAGCCCTTCCAATAGCAGAGGTGCAACAGTTTTCAAGGGCAGATGTTTTATTTACTGGTCCCTGACTTCTGAACTCCTCAGCAAAGTCATTGCCGACGATAACCCAATCATTATTCATGAATACCGCTATTGTCGCTTCAACTACTACACGCTCTAAGTCATTGAAGATTACATTAGTGGTAATCCTTCCATAGCTGCCAAAGTACTTTCTGAAAACCTGAACACGCTTATCAACAGTCGTGTAAAGTTTTCCCCTAATGTTTACCTTATCTTCGTCAGGAAGATTGGCAATCTCATTTATACATTCAATTAAATAGTCTTTCATTTTAACTCCATATAGTTTTAGCAAACTTTATTTCATCTTCGCTCCACTTCCAGTCGTCAAAGTTTGGATGAAATAAAGATGCTATTTCATATTTATCATTTGAATAGGCAAGGAGCTTCATTATTGATAATGCTACTCTCTCAACCACCTTTATATGCTCATCAACATTAGTGACAGGCTTTGAAACCACTTCTTGCTTAGTCGTGGTCACATAAACATAGTCCAATATTGATAAACAATCTTCCGCCTTTGCATAAATAGACATCTGTCTTGCATGATTGGAAGACACATCATTAGGATATCTTGCAGTCGTTTTGATATCTCTAATAGTGTCCTTGTATTGAAGATCAATATATCCACGAATAGGGACAGGTAAATCTTCTAATTGTAAATTTACTTCTTTTTGATAGTCAGTAGGTTTGCCTAAGCTGTGATAGAAACTTACAGCAGAGTTAGTAAATTTGTTAAGGCTCTTTAGCTCTTTTACATATTTATCTAAATCCACCTTATGTTCAGGAAGGAATCTCTTTTGATCTTCATAAAGTTGTTTGAAGTGTTTCTTGGAAAGCTCAAGTGCATCGCTGATACTGTCTGTATTTGCAGAAGTAAATCCAAAGTATGAGCCTATTGCATAATCTATTGCAGTTCCTCTCCACATAGCAGGATTGCCTGCAGACTTGTAGCCAAAAAGATATCGCATAACCCACATACTGGGGTCGTCAATATAAGTGTTTATAGATGAAGCTGAAAGGTGGTCTATACCATGTGCTTCAAAAGAATTATTTATCATTTTAATACCTCATTTTAGTTCAATTGACACTTAGTGTGTGTCTAGTATAATCCCAAAAAGGAATAATACAAAGTAATTCTAACCCTTTTTTTGTAGATAAGAAATGAAATTAAAAGAATATTTGAGAGCAAATAAACTTACACAAAACCTGTTTATCAGAAGTGCTGAGTCAAAAACTGGTCACAAGTTTCCGCAAGGAACTTTAGCTAAATATCTTTTAGAACAAAGATATCCAAGAAAAAAGGAATTAAATATAATATACCAAGCCACTGATGGCTTAGTAACACCTAACGATTTTTATTTAGATTAATATGGCATACAACACAAAAATGATGAAGGTTGAGGATTTGCAAGAATACCCCAACAACCCTAGAAACAATAAAGAGTCTATTGAAAAAGTAGCTATGAGCATAAAAGAGGTTGGTTGGCGAGTTCCTATAATCGTTGATGAAGATATGGTAATCCTAGCAGGACATACGAGACTGAAGGCTGCCAAGTTGTTAGGGTTTGAACAAGTACCTGTGCACAAAGCAGAAGGACTTAGTGAGGCTCAAAAAACTGCTTTCAGGATTATGGATAACAAAAGCCAAGATTTCTCAGAGTGGGATAATGACCTTCTTGCTGAGGAGTTTGGCAAACTTGCTGATCACAATTATGACCTTGATCAGACAGGGTTTTCGTTTGAAGAAATTGAGAAAATGACATCTGATATGATTGAGTTCACAGAGCCAGAGGAGATTGTAACCGATATTGACACCTCACAATTTGATGACTTACAGACCAGTAATGTGAGAATGGTAAATATATTTTTGAATCAAGAAACAGAGCCAAAGTTTCAAGACATGGTAGCTTTCCTTAGAGAAAAATGGTCTAAAGAAAATTTAACTGAGACTGTTTACGAAGCAGTTGAAAAGACAGCGAAAAATGAAGGTTTTTAATTTAGAACCACACTATACAAAAGAAGAAGTAGCCAAAAGGAAAGGAGAATGGATTGATGAATCTGATTATGATGTTGTAATCAGAGATGATTGTGATGCATATGGCGAAAATGGAGAGCCTTTATTCTTCTTTAGGAAAAACAAAATACCTACTAACCTTTGTAAAGATGCTTATGTAGCTTTAAGAGATGCAGCAGCACCCACAAACAATCGTGGTAGTGCAGGCGGTATTATCAGTAATGAAACCCAAAGCGACTGGGAAATAGGGGATTTAAGTAAAATAAGATTTAGAGGCATTAAAAAGGACGGAACACTCAGTAATACTTCAAGAGCTAATACAGTGAACTCAGGCATTGTTGGTTTTTTTGATAGGAATGCTAGATTCCCTTTTTGCAGACAGACTGCATGGTATGAAAAAAACTTTAATAAGTTCAAAAAAGCCTATCCCTACATACATAAAATTAACGAGCTTTTTAAAGAATCATGTCCTGAAAAATATGAAGCACAAAAAATCATGGCAGATCAAACAAATGCAGACTTCTTGATTAAAGATACTGTGTTTACGACCATCACAGTAAACAAAAACTTTAGGACCGCCTTGCATGTAGATGCAGGAGATTACAAAGAGGGTTTAGGAAACTTAGCTGTATTAGAGGCAGGGAAATACGAAGGTGGATATACTGTTATACCTAGATACCGAGTTGCTTTTGATGTGAGAAGCGGTGATGTGTGCTTTTTCAATGTACATGAATATCACGCCAATACAGAAATAAAAGCCAAACTAGCATATGAAAGAGTGTCAATTGTCTGCTATTACAGAGAAAAAATGCATCACTGTCAGTCTGCTGAAGAGGAACTTTTCAAAGCACAAACAAGAAACAGAGGCGACAGTTTGAGTCTGTGATGTGTGCTGTTGTTGGCTTACAATCTAAAAACTTTATTGATAAATCTTTAGTAAAAGAAATACTCCTCAAATCCATGATAAGGGGTAAACATGCTACTGGTCTAAGTTGGATTGAGGACGGAAAATTGAAACATGAAATCGTGCCTTATTCTGCTGACCTTTTTGATCTACCTGATTTTAGAACCAAAAACTTGATAGCTCATTGCAGGTACAGCACATCAGACTTACTTTACAATCAACCTGTTTATAAAGGGACTACTTCATTAGCACATAATGGAGTTGTGGATCAAAGTGATCCAAGTGAGTGGGAAGCTAAGTACAACATGAAGTTTAGTTCCAAGTGCGATAGCGAGATACTTCTTTTACATTGGCTCAAAGGCATACATCCATTGAACATAGAAGGCTCTATGAGTTGCGTGGTATTAACAAACAAAAAAAGCCCCACATTGAATTTTTTTAGGAACGAGCAGCGACCTTTATATTTCTCAAAACTAGAAGAAACATTGATAGTCGGCTCAACTAAAAATATTTTAGAAAGATGTGGTATAGCAGACTATGAAAAGACAGAACCTTGTTTAGATTACTGTGCAGAAAAGACTGTTTTAAAGGTTACAAAAATAAGAGATTCTTTAGAAGATTTACAAGCATGAATATTTTTGCGAATGAAGATTATGTTTTAAAAACTCTAAGTGAGTTGCCTAAAGGTAAAAATACTTCTTTTTTAAAAGCGAGTCATAGCCTGTGGAAAAGATTTAAAAATTATGAAAAGAATCCACCTTTCACTCTTTTGATTGATGAAATCCCAGTTGCGTTTATTTTCGCCACTACATCTGAAAGGACAAAGTATATAAACCTTTACGAGATCGTTACTGTACAAGGACAAGAGGGCAAAGGATATGGCAGAAAGATATGGTCTGATTTCGTTTTATATTGGTCTGAAAGAGGCATGCAAAGAATCAAACTATCTTGCACTCCTGATTCAATAGGCTTTCATGCTAAAAATGGCTTGGTATTTTGGTCTGTTGATAAACAAGGCAGTTTAAGATCAGATCAACCCTTAATGAGCAGCGTGAAGAAACAGATTGAATTAAGGAATAAAGCAAAAACTAACCCTTCATTGGTAAGACCTGAACAAAAGGTTTGCGAGAAATTAAAAAAGGAGGATCTTGAGCTTCTTTCGCTTTCTGAGAAGAAACTAATGGCAACATTTGAAGCCATAAATAAAGTTCAAGAGTTTTGGCTTAGAAGATACCTTTTTGAAAATGTTCACTGACTTACGCTTAAAGGAAAATAGGACAGAGGCTTTTTTGCAGTGGTCTGATTGGTCGCTAGAGCAAAAGGACTGTGACCCTGCATTGTGGTTATTAAATTATCTTTTTGATAGATACGAGCATAATCTAGAACAAAAGTATTGGGTTTGTTGGCTTTATGGTACGACATACCATTTACCTACTGCTTGGGTAATTTGGAATGAGTTCCCTGACTTTGAGTTGGTTGATCAAGGTAGGTTGCAAAGATGGAACGATCAAAACTATCAAAGACTAAGATATCAGACAGACACCAAGTGGAACAAAGGACATCTGCCACAACAGTTTGCCTCTTACAAGAAGTGGATTAAGCATAACAATCAAGAGGGCACACAAAGAGCAAAATTCAAAAGTTTAGAGAACAAGTCTTTTGAGTATGTCTGGCAACTCATATCTTTGAATATGCACAAATTTGGGAGATATAGCACTTGGTATTACATGCAGACACTAAAGGACTGTGCAGGTTTTCTATGCAATCCAAATGACCTGAAATTGTCTGATTACAGCGGAAGTAAATCACATAGGAATGGTCTTTGTTATGCATTAGGTTTAGATGATTGGGTAAACCAAAAACTTGATCAAAGCTGCATAAGACACCTTGAAATTGAAGCAAAACTCATACAAAAAAGAATGGACGCAGAATATGGCAAAACTCTAGACTTTTACATGATGGAAACTTTGCTTTGTAGTTTCAAAAAAATCTTCCGAAACAGAGATGGTAGATATTTGGGATATTATTTAGATAGACAGGCAGAGGAGATAAAGAAAGTAGAACAAGATGAATGGAATGGGATTGATTGGCAAGTCTTTTGGGATGGTAGAGAGGAGACACTGCACCCAAAGTTAGCTGAAAGCAAAAAAATAAGAAAAGATTTATTTTCTGTATTTTTAGATACTGGCACTTTAAACTACAAAACATTATGAAATGTGTAGCAATTGGCGGTGTTCCTGCTTCTGGCAAAACTACCCTTATGAGGAATTATTTGTCTTTGTTGAAGCCTAATAAAAAATTTCAAAAGGGTTTATTGAGGGGTTATCACGATACAGAAAGCGAAACTAGCGTATTAGGTATATACGATTTAGGAGAAGTCTTTGCAGGCACAGACAAATTATCTATGGCAGTTCAAAAAGACTTTGAAGCCTATGTTGCAATGGGTGATAAGAACATTGTCTTTGAAGGTGATCGTCTTTTTACTGCAAATAACTTAAAACTTCTAAATCAGGATTACGATATCCGCATTTTAATTCTTGAAGGAGATGCTGCAACATTAGATAAAAGACACGAACAAAGAGGCGACAAACAAACAGAAAAATTCAAGAAAGGCAGACTCACAAAAATACAAAACATAAAAGAGGACAAAGAACTTTCTAATATAATTGAGTTAGTTTCCCTAAGAGATTTAGAAGAATCAAAGAGTCTAGCTAACGATATATTTGAATTTACCAAGTGACATTTTCTTCCCAATCACCAACAACCATTTTTGTATAAGGGTCAAAGTTCCTTGTTTTGAAGTTATACATAAATTTAGCTTCACCAATCTTTCCATATAAATCCTGTTCTCTAATTTTCCTAGTTATTACACTTGTGGTGTTTTCATCAAAATCCCTGTGTATAGTAAGAACTGCATCAGCCTGATTGTGCCAATGTGCTGCTCCACTTATGTCATAAGCTGTTGGTGGGGTATAACCACCATCATTGCCTTTAGGCAATTTGGTAGGGTGTGCCACAACCCATGTAACGATCTCGTAAATCCTTGAAAACCTTTTACATAAAGATATGAAATCTCTAATATGCTCATCTTCTCTTGCATTGCCCTCTCTTTTAGCATCAACTTCGTTGTAAGGGTCAATCACTAAACCATTTATCCCATGCTTAAATATTGACGATTTAGTGATATCTAATATGTTGTTTACAGTTGGAGTACTGTCCCTTGTTTCTATGAAGTAGAAGTGATTCTGGATAAACTCCAAAGCCTGATTTAATTCTTTTTTATCAAGCCTTTCTTCAAAGCCTTCATCAAATGGCTTACGACAATACATCTGTATCAATCGTCTTATGTGCATTGAGGTTGAATGTTCAGGAGAAAAGATTGCAAACTTCCAATCATGATTGATAGCTAGATTCAATAATATTTGATCTAAAAATATAGATTTTCCATGATTAGGTATGCCAGTAATACAATGAAAAGTACCAGTCATTATTTTGTAGATTTCGTCTAATCCTTTTAATCCTATTTCAATTGGCTTTTCATAATTACCATCGTACAAATCTTGAATCTGTGAATAGTAATCGTTGGCAGAATAAAGACCATCAATCGGATAAGGTATTGCATCATCTATGATTTTCTTTAGTTTTGCTGCTCCATGTTTTACCAAAACATCGTTAGCATCTTTACAATCATCAGGCACATTTACATACCAACAAACATCTTTGCCAAAACGATGTAGCAACTCTTTATGTAAGGCTTTTCCTGCGGTATCTGTATCAGTGAAAAGGACAACTTTCTTAGCATTTAAAGGACAGTTTTCCAAAGCATTGAATCTAGCATCTTTATCATTAAACTTAGCTTCTTTAGGTGCACCATTAGGCAAAGTTGTAGCCAACATACCTATCTCTGCACAGCTCAACACATCCATTTCTCCTTCAACAAATACTATCTCGTCAGCTTCTTTTACTTTGTTGTAGTTATACAAAAAAGGTTTAGCCCCCTGTGTTTGCCTAAAGTTTTTTCCATTGTTTCTGTATTTAATATTTAAGACTTGCTCATGCTCATCAAAGTACTGGAACCCATACCAACCTTTGTCCTCAAATATTTTGAATTCATCTACAACAGTAGCCCCAATGCCACGATTCTTGAAATATTCGTAAGTAGTATTTTTGGCATTACTATTGGGAACATCTGGTTTTTGATATACCTTTTCTTTTGGAATATACATCTTGTTACTGTTAGTAAAATAACTACCTTTCCAGTCACAATGATGGCAAAACCATACTGTGCCTTCTTCATTGATGGTTACGCTCAATGGGTTATCAGACATCTTATGCGGTGGCTGACATTTAGGACATTTTACTTTTTGAGTTCCATGATCAAACTTTCTCAGCTTGATCCCATGATCTTCTGGTCTTTCATTCATTTTCCACTCCTAACCTGCAAGGTTATTCAATTTATTTATTTTTAAAACATATTGTCCATTAGTTTCTTCAAACCAATCCATCCAACGCTCTTGGTTCAACCATGTTGAAGGGTGTGGTATGAATCTTTCTTCTGTAGTTTTATTTTCTTGTGCGAAAAGTTTAACTCCATGAATGATCTTCGCATAATGTTTTTCGTCATATTTTCCAAATATCTTACTAGCTTGTTTCTTTCCAATCTTTCTTGGATATATTTTCCAAAACTCTTGGAATGATGATATATATTCTTTTGTATCTTCTTTAGTATTGGAGGGTTCTGTAACCCTGAGGGAAGGGGCTGATAAGGGGGTAGGGGTTTCTAGACCCATAGTGAGTTCATAAAGATTGCTTGTGTTTCCACCACTATCATTTTTTCTGTTATTGATCTTGAGTAAGCCCATATCAGCTAGAGATTTAATGGTACGCTGTACTCCTTTGGTATCTTTTAAGCCAACGATATTGGCAATGTGACGATACGATGGATAACAAGTTCCTTTCTCATCGGCATAATTAGCTAAGATAATAAGTATAAATTTGGCATTAGGCTTCAAGCCTTCAACCTTCAAAGCCTTGTTTAAGTGTTCAATGCTCATTTGTAAAACTCCTGTATTTTGTCTGCGGAAATATTATAACTTTTTCCTGTTTCTTCTTCTGTGACAAAAGCCACCCCATCTTTGATATACCACACAGAGACTTCTCTGGTGGTATTTTTAATTCTGTATTTATCTAACATTATGCGACCCCCCCTTTCACTAATTTATTGCGACTTTTTTCAAGGTTGCAAAGTTTTTTAAGAAAAAACAATGCAGCTTGTGCCTTTTCAAGATCATGATAAAAGATTCTCAAAGTATCTCCATGTCTTGGATAATCTGCTATTGAATCATCATGATAGAGGTCAAGTTCCTCAAGCATATTAAGATAATCAGTGTTGTCATAAGCTGCCTGATCTCCATCCATGTAATCAACTAATCTCAAACCTGTCATCTCGTTTGGTAGCTTTATACTGTATTTTGGATAGGAGCCATACTTGACTGTCATACAAGTATCTTCTACATAGTTCTTTTCATCTTTTGGAGCATCGTAGTTATAAACATCCTCAATTATTTCAAGGTGTTTATTCATAACGCTGTCATACTCTGGGGAGTATTTTTTTAGTCCTTTGTAAGTTTTATTTTTCATTTTATCTCCTGCCTTTCGGCTCAATTTATGATTCTATTCTTCCTTACTTTCTAACAAAGCACAACCCTTTTCGGAATATTTATTGTTTTATTTTATAGTCTTTTTGAATGACACCTAAAGATTTATCTCCTCTGAAGTGCGATTTAACTATCGTCATTTTTCCTGAAGCCAATCTTCTTACATGACTTCTGACTGCATGGAATCTTTTGCCTTGCACTCCGCTTTCTCTAGCCTCGTCTATGATCTGCTTTTCTTCCTTGGTGAGATTAACCACTAAAGTTTTATGCTCCCAAGTCGGCTTTCTTCTCAGCTCGGAATCCTTAAAGGGAGTCATACTACCAAAGACCATAGGTTTCTTCCCTCTTACTTCTTCCTGTTTGCAAAGTTGAGGATAAGCCAACAAGACGAAAAGCATTTGCAACATACCACCATAAATTGATACCTCAGTATTTAACATTGGGTTTGATAAGACTCCATTTTCATCTTCTGAATCATCATAAAAATCTTGCCAATCTTTATTTTCGTAACACTCATGATCAATCCAAAAAGTAAATGGAACATCTACTGTTTTCTCCGCATAGTCATCAATATTCGTTATGGCATTTTCATCTTTTTGTACTGAACCATGAACACCTAAACAGTAATGCATTGTTATAGGATTGAAGTTAAAAACTTTCATGTTATGAAAATAAGTGAAACAAGTTAAAGAGAAATACTTGTTCATTTCGTTGAAGTGTCCGTGACTCTTTGCATTCCTTATTGCAGTAGAATCTTCTGTGACTTCTTTAATAAGAATATTATAAGTCATGCCATCATAAGTTGCGTGAGGGGCAGCGACTTGCAAAAAAGTAGATTCATAAGGCAAAACTTGTGGAACTTCTTGACAGAGCTTACTAAAATCTTCTTCTGAAATTATGTGTTCGTAATAGCTTGAATCATAATAAAACTTTCCTGCCCTTTGAATCTCATCTGAAAACTCTTTAAGTTTTTTTCTGGCGATTTCTGGTTTTACAAAAACAGGTACATCTTGTTTCATACTTCTTGGCACAGAAATATTAGACAAAAACTTATTCCATGAGCTATCTGACTTGATTTGTAATTGAGTAAGACCTTTGGGTAAGATTTCCATGACATTCCCATCATACAAATTACCATTTGGTTTTTGCGGTACTAACTTATAAAGGTGTAGTAATTTTTCTAAAACTAATTTATCCATTGTTACTCCTGTATTATTTTGAAAGTCGGACACTCCATAATCTCATTCCAAACTTTCCTTTTGATTCTAGTCCATCTTGGGCTATTAGTTTCTTTCAACTGTACCCATTTATGACCAACCCTTTTGACAACAAAGCGTCTAACACCACAAGGCACTCTACGCATCTGATAAGCATTATAAAACTGGACAATCATTCTTCCTCCTCTTCAGGTGTTTCAAAAGAATAATGAATAGTCTCTTCATTCACTTTTATACGAAACCAATTTACAGGGCATTTATTTAACCACTCATAAAATGAGTCAGGCATTTTTTTATCTGCATTCATGCTTCCTCCCTTTTTTGAATAATCCTTTTTTCTTGCTCCAATCTATACTCAAGCATTTCAGATATGAAATGATGAACTTCAAATAATCCTTTATTGGATAATTTCCTGAGCTGAATCTTCATCTTGTCCGACTCACTCATATTCCAATCAGAATCATAACCACATTCTTTACAAGAGATTTTATTTCCATTCCTGCTATCCCAAAATGCATCTGCATCTTGGTTATTACAATTAGGACAAATCCCTGAACCATGTACTCCTGCCATTACGCTAACCTCCTATCTTCAAGCTCGTTAGTCAAAGAGCTAAGAACATCATATTTAGTTGATTCTTTACCATCCCAATTTTTTATTGCTTTGGTGTAATGCTTAGAAATAGAACCATCTAATTTAGACTTCATTTCTTCCCAAATAATAAATTCCAGATAGTAGTGATTACCTTTAGCATTGAACTCTGTAATTTGACGCATCTCTTTTATATAGAAATAGTCCAATGTAGAGTTATCCTCAATCATCACATCATCATTTTTATTTAAAATACTCATTAAAATACCTCGTTAATTAAAGTTAAAAGATAATTGAAAGTATGGCAGCCACCTGCAAACACAAGCATGCCTATAATTAAGTTAAAACGATCTAAGAAGTTCCAGAAACGGACTTCAAGGGTTATCAATTTAGCTTTCATTTTATAGTACCTTCAATTTATATAATTATATTCTCGCTTATTTTTAGAAAAAGAGCAACCCTTTTCGGAATAAATATTAAATTAGTTTGTTTTACATAGACAGCACTATGAATTATATTATGGGAAATTCTGAGAATTTATGAGTAAAAAAAGCACATCTCAAAAACTTACAGACCATCTCAAACTAAAGATAAGGAATGAATTTGTTCAAGGTTTGTCTGATGATACAGGGGCAAGAATCACTTACTCTTTAGACGAATTAGCAAAAAAACATAAGGTCGCCAAATCAACTTTATACAGGGTAGCTAATAAAGAAAGTTGGAAAGTTGAACGAGAAAAGTTTCAAATGGAATACACTCAAAAACTAGACCAAGAAAGAGCAAAGAACTTATCTGAAGAATCTAAGAAATTTGATAACACTTCTATCAACTTAGCAAAGGCACTTATGGCTACAGTTGGTCAGAACTTAAGAAAAAATACAGACGATATAAACAATGGCAAAAAGAGTTTTATACCATCACAAATAAACGCACTAGCCAATGCAGCAATAGCAGCTCAGAAACTTGCCAAACTGGCATTGGGAGAATCAACAGAAAAAGTGGAACTTAATGCAAACATCTCAGAAGAAAATGCCTTCAGAGAAGCTATGGAATTGCTTGACTCAGTTGCAAGAGATAGGCAACAAGCAGACGATAGCTCTGTACACTGATTGGCTAAAGACAGCTAGAGCAAAACAAGTTTCTCCCGAGGAACAATTTTATATATGGCTCATCCTAGCTGGTCGTGGTTGGGGCAAGACAAGAACTGGTGCACAAGACATCGCTTTGTATGCTTTAAGAAACCCTAATGTGAATTGTGCGGTTGTGGCTCCGACTCATGGAGATTTAAGAAGAGTCTGCTTTGGCGGACACAGCGGTCTGATATCAATTATCCCAAAAGAGTGCTATGCAAAAACGAGAGATTATAAAGGTTACTCGTCATCAACAGCTGAAATTAGATTGCACAATGGCTCAAAAATATCAGGATATGCAGCACAAGAGCCAGACAGACTTCGTGGACCGCAGTTTCATAGAGCTTGGTGTGATGAATTGGCTGCATGGCGATATCCAGAAGCATTTGATCAGCTCATGTTTGGTCTGCGTTTAGGTAAAAACCCTCAATGTGTAATCACTACCACACCAAAGCCCACCAAACTTATAAAAGATTTGATTGAAAGAGAGGATTGTCATGTAACAAGAGGCAGCACTTTTGAGAATGAAGAAAACTTAGCTGAGTCTGCTTTGCAGATGCTCAAAGAAAGATATGAAGGCACGACTTTAGGTAGGCAGGAATTATTTGCAGAGGTCATTGAATCAATTGATGGTGCATTATGGAATCTTTCAATGATTGAAAAATCAAGGATAAGTGAAAATAAAGAACAAGAACTTACAGATATAATCGTAGCCATTGACCCTGCTGTAACTGCAAATGAAAACTCAGACGAAACAGGCATCGTGGTAGTTGGCAAAGATAGCAAAAAACAATTTTATGTTTTAGAAGATGCAAGTGGGAAAATGACACCTGACAATTGGGCAAGAAAAGCTATAAATCTGTTTTATGATTGGAATGCTGATAAAATAGTAGCAGAAACAAACAATGGCGGTGACCTTGTGGAAAGACTTTTGCGTAACTTTGATGTTAATATTCCATATAGGTCAGTACAAGCTACCAGAGGGAAGATCGTAAGAGCAGAGCCAATCGCCTCATTGTACGAGCAAGAAAGAGTACATCACATGGGAGTCTTTCCTGAATTAGAATCTCAAATGTGCACTTTCACAGGACAATTGAAACCTTCGCCAGACAGATTAGATGCTTTAGTTTGGGGTTTAACGGAACTAAGCAAATCAAGGGGGGAGATAAATTGGAGGATAAGCTAAGAGGTAATCATGGCATTAATAGATAACATAAGAAATATTTTTAGACCGCAGCAAAAATCCATGCAATCAAACATGGTCGGTTATTTTGGTGTTGGCTCAGGAGATGCTAAAAATTATAAATATCAAGACCTAGCAAAAGAAGGCTACATGAAAAACGCAATAGTCTTTCGTTGCGTCAATGAAATTTCTAAAGGAGCAGGTGCAGTAAATTTCATGGTAAAAGCAGGTGACCAAGTATTAGACCAACACCCATTGATTGATCTCCTGAACAGACCTAACCCACAACAATCATACTCAGAGTTCTTTAACAGCCTTTTTGGTTTCTTACTTTTAAGTGGGAATGCTTATGTCTTAAAAGTCGGATCAGATGTAGGTGCACCTAGAGAGCTACATTTACTAAGACCTGACAGAATACAAATCAAAGGCGGTGGTAAACCTATTCCACAAAGATATGAATATGTAGTAAATGGCAGAGTGCAAGATGTTTTTGATGTTGACCAAGACACAGGATTCTCTGATCTAAAACATATCAAACTATGGAATCCTCTTGACGATTATTATGGGTGTTCACCTCTGCAAGCAGCAGCAGTTGAAGTAGATCAACATAATCTTTCTTCAAAGCACAACATAAATCTTTTGAATAATGGAGCTAGACCAAGTGGTGCTGTCATATTCAAACCAAAAGATGATCAGGGCTTCACAGTCAATCTCACAGAAAGCCAAAGACAACAACTGCTTACCGATTTGAATAATAGATTCGTTGGCACAGGTAACGCAGGCAGACCAATGCTGCTAGAGGGTGATTTTGATTGGAAAGAGATGGGTCTATCACCAAAAGATATGGACTTTATCAATCTCAAGCACATGAGTGCAACAGACATTGCGCTTTGTTTTGGAGTGCCAAGTCAGCTTGTAGGTGTGCCTGATAATCAAACTTACTCAAATGTGGCAGAGGCTAGATTAGCTTTGTATGAAGAAACAATCATTCCGCATCTGAAACTTATACAATCAGACTTCAACGAGTGGCTTGTGCCTATGTTTAGTGATTCTCTTGATTTTCAATATAACGTTGACGCAATACCTGCATTAGCAGAAAGGAAAAGAAAAACTTACGAAAACATAACTTCTGCGGTAAATGCAGGCATTATGACAAGGAACGAGGCAAGGGAGATCATAGGACTCTCCCCAGTAAATGGCGGTGATGATATTTATATATCTGCAACTTTATTCCCACTCGGTAGCGAAGCCCCAGAAGAACCTGAAAATCCATTGGAAGAAGATGATGAGAAAGAATATGAAGATTTTCTTAAGGACGATGATTTAACAAACTTCCCAAAAGCAGGTGATAATAAAAAAATTAGCTTAAGAAATTCAAACTATCCTCAATTCAGTTATGAGTTTGCCAAAAATACTAAGGAAGAAGGTGTTGGTAAACAAATATGGAAAGCAGGTGGCAATATAAGGGGAAATGAAGCATTTGTCTTATGGGGTAGGGCTAGAGATGGCTCTGAAACTCCTGCAGTTCTATCATGGATAAAAGAAAGGGAAGCATGGGCAGCAAGGCATTTCCGAGATGGTCAGGCTTTCAAAGATGGTTCTAAAGAACCTAACTTGTCTAATGTAGGCGGAGTAGTAGCTCAACTAAAATGGGGTGTAATAGGAACTCTTGGCGAACAAGGCATGAAAGATGTGATTCTTGAACTCACAAAAAAACTTGAAGGTAGAAAGTGGCTTGAAGATTTAGAGTTACCTTTTGAAGAAGGTTGGTGGATTGACTCGGTTGAAGATACAAAACAAGTATCAGCCAAAGTTAAAGAAGCACTCAAAAATAAAGTAGAGGAACATAATGAAAAATATGGCGACAATCCTAAAAAAAGAGCGACAAGTCGTATGTTAGAGGCAGTTTTCAAGAGGGGAGTGGGAGCCTTCAATACGAATCCCAGTTCGGTTAGACCTGCAGTAAGAAGGCAAGGTGGAGCTGATCGTTGGGCATATGCTCGTGTGAACAGTTTCCTTTTTGCCTTAAGAACAGGCAGACATCAAGGCGGTAAACACGACAACGATCTTTTCCCTAAAGGACACCCATTAAGTTCTAAATGAAGCAGACTCATCAAAAAAAAAGTCCAAAAAGACTTTAGCTGAGTTGAGAAAACAACAGATGCTAAGACAACATAATCAATGAATCTAGCGAGAGAGCTAAAAAGACTTTTTAACTTCCGACAAGGCAGAATAAACAGAGCAAAAGAAGTTAGACAACAATTAAGGATAAGAAGAAACCTAGAAAGAATCTTGTTAAGAAAGCTAACTAGTCTTTTAAGGAAAGCTGTCAGGACACGAACATTTATTTATCAGGAAACTGGTGTTTTTGAAAAAGATGTTTTGGTAGGAGCAATCAATGAAGAATTGTTTCCTGTAATGCTGCAACACTTCAAAAGAATCTTCCGTATGATTTACGATATGAATGAAGCTAAATATAAAGATTTAATAAAAGAGGAGGCATTGGTCTTTGATAGAAATGTAGATATTGATAACTTAGCTAATGAGTATTTTCGTTCAAGAGAGCTTTTTCTTGTAGGAGTCTCAGATAGATTAGCAAGGAGAGTTGATAAAATAATCAAAGAGGGACGAGCAAATAATCTAACGCTACCGCAAATCGCCAAAGAGATTGATAAAATCATACTCCCCATAATCAAAAGCAGAGGAGCTTTAATAGCAAGAACAGAAACCCATAACGCTGCGAGTTTTGCTAATCATTCCTATCATCAAAAGGTTAAAGATGATTATGCTATCCCAATGGTCAAAGAGTGGGTTGCAACAAACGATTCAAGAACAAGGTCTATTCATGCAGAGGCTAGTGGACAGAGAGTTGGCATGGACGACGATTTTGTCATTGGCGGATTACCAATGGCATATGCGGGTGATGCAAGAGGCGGAGCCAAAAATGTTATTAACTGTAGATGTGTGATAATCTATGCCGATGAAAATGATATTGTTAATTAATAACAATTTATAATACAATTTATTATGCCGATACCGAAACCAAGTAGGGATGAAAGCAGAGAGGATTATTTAAACAGATGCATGGGAGATAGCACTATGACTGATGAATATGATCAAGATCAAAGATACGCTGTCTGTGCAAACGCATACGATGACTCCAAAGGGAATGACCAAGCTAAAAGAGAACTAAGGGACGATGTCTTTACGACAGAAGCCGAAGCGGAAGCAAGAGCAGAACAAATAGGTTGCTCTGGCACACATTCACACACAGAAGATGGAAGAACAGTATATATGCCTTGTGCGTCGCACGATGCGTACATAGCTGCAGAAGGTAGAGATGTAAGCGGTTATGGCGATGACGATGATGACAAGAAAAAGCCAAAGAAGCCTAAGAAAAAAGATGATTGCTCATGCACTGAAACTAAAGATTATGAAACTCAGATTCAATTCAAAGCAGAACTCAAAATGCCAATGGACGATGAAGAAAAAGAGCAAGGAGTTTTTGAGGGCTATGGCTCTGTTTTCAACAACACAGATTTAGGCAATGACATCATAAAAAAAGGAGCTTTTGAAAAATCTTTGAAAAAGAAAGGTCCAAGAGGTGTGAAGATGCTCTATCAACACAAATCAGATATGCCTATTGGAGTTTACGAGGAAATCAGAGAAGATGAAAAGGGTCTTTATGTGAAAGGTAAACTAGCTCTAGGCACACAAGCAGGTAAAGAAGCTTTTGAACTCATGAAGATGGGAGCTTTATCTGGATTATCAATTGGTTTTAGAACCAATGAAAAAGGTTATCACTATGACAAACGCACAAGAAAGCGAATCATAGAGGAAGTAGAATTAATGGAAGTATCTTTAGTAACTTTCCCCATGAACCCTAAAGCACAGGTGGAAATGGTGAAATCAGAAGATATAACTATTAGGGAATGGGAAAACGGAATGCGAGATGCTTTCAATCTTTCTCGTTCAGAAGCAAAGGTGGCTGCAAAAGCAGTACACGAGGTATTTTTTCAACGAGATGTTGAAGAAGATACTGAATTGGTAGATGCCATAAAAAATTTAACCCAAACTTTAAAAACTTTATAAGGAGCTTTAATATGACTGAAGAAGTTATAAAAGACGCTCTTAGTGAGTACGGAAAGGCTTTTGAAGAATTCAAAAAAGCAAATGACGAAAAGCTAGAGCAGATTGAAAAAGGTTTGAGTGATCCTTTGTTGGACGACAAGATTGAAAACATTGAACAAAAAATGAATTCACTTGAGGACTACAATCAAAGAGTTGCACAATCCGAAAAGGCTCAAGAGCAAGTCAATGAAAAGTTAGCTAACTTAGAAACTATTATCAAAAGACCAAACTCTGGTTTTGATACTAAGCAAGTTGATGAGCATTGCATCGCTTTTGAAAACTATTGCAGAAAAGGTTTTGACGCATTGGACGATGCTGAAAGAAAAGCTTTAACTGTAAGTAATGATAGTACTGGTGGATATCTTGCTCCACCTGAGTATGTAAGAGAGTTACTGAAAACTGTAACTGAAATCTCTCCTATCAGATCAATAGCAAGAGTAAGAAGCACTGGTCAGAGAAGTGTACAAGTTCCTAAAAGAACTTCTACTTTCGCTGCACAGTGGGTAGCTGAGTCTGGAACTCGTTCAGAAACTACTGGTTATAATGTAGGTCTGGAAGAAATTCCTGCACACGAATACTACGCTATGGTAGATATTTCTGAGCAAGATTTAGAAGATTCAGTATTTGACTTGGAAGCAGAAATGCAATCTGAATTTGCGACTCAATTCGCAAAAGCAGAAGGTGCTGCATTTGTTTCTGGTAATGCGGTTGGTAAACCAGAAGGAATCTTGACTAACACAAGTGTTAGTTCAGTAAACTCTGGGAATGGTACTGCTTTGACTGCAGATGGACTATTAACTTTAGTACACTCTATTAAGAGTGAATACTCAAGAAATGGTACTTTTGTATTCAACAGAGGTACTCTTGCTGCTATCAGAAAACTAAAAGATACTGCAGGTCAGTATGTTTTCCAAGCAGGTATGATGTTGACTGGTGGTGTAACTAACACTATTTTAGGTTTCCCTTACATTGAGGCTACGGATATGCCTGATGTCGGCTCTGGTACTAAACCAGTTGCTTTTGGAGACTTCAATAGAGGTTACATGATCATTGACAGAATCCAAATGGCGGTCTTAAGAGATCCATTTACCCAAGCTACTACTGGTAATGTTAGATACATTGCTAGAAGAAGAGTTGGTGGTCAGGTGGTTCAGGCTGAGGCTATCGTAAAACAAAACATTTCTGCATAAGCGAGGTAATTAACTATGAGAGATTTAGCAAATAATATTTCAGTAGTGCAATCGCTAGCACCTGCAGTCAGAACTGCTGATGCCAATGGCACAGGGGTTGATCTGCAAGGGTTTGAAGGAGCAACTATTGTTGTTGACTCAGGAGCAGAAGGAGACACTCTTTCTGGTTCTGTAAAAATTGATTTCAAACTAGAGGAAAGCTCTGATAATTCATCTTTCTCTGCTGTAACAGCAGCTACTTCGGTAACTGACGGAACAGTTGATTCTAGTGGAATCTTTTTGACTTTAGATGATAATGCGGAAACACCTCAAGTAACCTCTATTGGTTATGTTGGTGGGGCAAGATACATAAGAGTTGTAGCAGATCATACTGGTACACACTCAAATGGTTCTCCCTATGGTGTTACTGTGATCAAAAGTCACCCACGACACAACACGGACGCTGACACAAGCTCTACTGTGTAAATAACTTTGGGGGGAGCATGAGGAACAAACCACTCCTGTATATTCTTGCTCCCCTCATTTTTTAAGAGGTAAAAATGGCAACATACAAAATTTTAGTACCAAAACCAATGGCAACTACTGAAGAAGGCACAGAGGTAGAACTTCTTACAGTAGATTCAATCGTTGACACCAAAGAAGAATGGAAAGAAAAACACATGAAAGACTGGGTAGAAAATGGTTGGGCTATGGAAGTCAAACTAGACGATGTTTCTGATGTTGAAGAGGGAGATCCTGTAAGAGCTAGAAACGACAAAGGACACTATGTAGCTGACGACCCATCTACTCCTGATGTAAATGAAGCATGGGAAGGTGGCGAAGCTCCAGAAGAAGAAAAGAAAGAAACCAAAAAGAAAGCAAAAAAAACAACAGCTAAAAAGACCACTAAAAAAGCAAGTAAGTAATTTTAGTGATAAGATGACATAGGCAGATGCCCATATGGTAGACACCATGCAAATAAAGATTTTAGAGGATTGTTTTTATGACTGCAGGTTTTCATCATTTCGTAATAGAACAAGGGGCAACATTTGGTAAGACCCTTACATTAAAAGACTCTAGTGACGCATTAGTCAATTTGACAGGCTATTCCGCAGCCGAAATGGACCTGCGAACCAATCAAGACGACTCCGCAATAATCAAAACTTTGACTGCAGGTAGCGGAATCACATTAGGTGGTTCTGCAGGCACAGTCGTACTCAACATATCTGCAACAGATACAGCCAGTATGTCCGTAGGAGATGGAGTCTACGATTTAAGAATAACAGCAGGAGACGGAACAATATCAAGAATATTAGAAGGTACTTTTGCAGTGAGAGGAAGTGTTAGCAGATAATGGCAATAAGTAGCATTACAGTATCAGACGCTAATCCAGTAAACAGCATAACTGTTACTGATAGCAGCAGTATTTCTGTTGTAACTGTAGGAATTCAGGGACCTGGTGGACCTAGTTCAATACTTGGTCGTTCATT